CGCTTGGGCATATGACCGCAATTTATCATAGGGGGCGTTTAATTTATATGAAGGCAAAAAAAATATGACAGGGCCAGCACCGAAACCAACCGAACTTAAGCGTGCATTGGGAAACCCAGGCAAGCGCAAACTGCCTGATGTGAGCAATGTAATTGCGCTTCCACGCATTGATGACAAGCCACCTGCGCAGCTTTCAAAGGGCGCAAAGAAACTTTGGACAGACATTCGTGCGATGGCACCGTGGATTGCAAACTCAGATGGCATCGCCTTGATTGAGTTGTGCGAAAAGTTTGATCGCAAAAGTCAACTTGTTGAAAAGTTGAAAGAAACAGATTATGTCCTTTTCACAGACAAAGGCTATGCGTATGCAAACCCACTTGTCGGAATGATCAGCACAACAGAGAATGAGATTTTGAAACTTCTGTCAGTCTTAGGTTTGACACCTTCTGATCGAAGCAAGTTGGGGGTTGCAGAAGTTAAGGTTCGCAGTAAGTTAGACGAACTGCTTTCGCAAAAGCGCAATGTCTGAGAGTTCATGGCCGCCACGATGGTTGACTGAAGTTCCAATCGAAGATCAACTTCGTGGAGACGGTGACTTGTACGCCGACTTTGCCGAAGCCGTTTGTCGAGTGACAAAAGATTCAGTCGCATCGCCAGCAGGCAAACTGCTATCGCTTCGCCCCTGGCAACGCGAGTTGCTTCGTCACGCACTTGCTCGCCGTGAAGATAATAGATTTCGTCATAGAACCGCTTTGGTCGGCATGGCCCGGAAGAATGGCAAGTCGGCATTGGCAGCATCAATGGGTCTTGCAGGTCTAACAGTCGGTGGCAACGGTTCAGAAATTTATTCGTGTGCAGCAGACCGCGATCAAGCGCGAATTGTATTTGGCACCGCCAAGCGAATGATTGAGTTGGATCAAGAACTCTCATCAATGTTCACGCTGTACCGCGATGCAATTGAGTTCAAAGAAAAGGCTTCGGTCTATCGAGTGCTATCGGCAGAGGCGTACACAAAAGAAGGTTTGAACCCTTCACCGCTTGTTATTTTTGACGAGGTTCACGCACAACCAAGTTGGGATTTGTGGAACACACTCTCACTTGCAGGTGGCGCACGAGCTGATTCATTGCTCTTTGGAATTACAACGGCAGGTGTGAAAACACAAGCCAATGGTCAAGACTCACTTTGCTATTCTCTGTATCAATACGGACAGAAGATCGTCAAAGAAGAAGTTCAAGACAAATCATTTTTCTTTGCATGGTGGGAACCAACAAAGCCTGAAGGCGATCACCGTGATCAAAGTCTATGGGCGCAAGCAAATCCCGGACTCGGTGACATCGTTGATTTAGGCGATTTTGAGAGCGCCGTGTTGCGAACCCCCGAAGCTGAATTTAGAACCAAGCGAATCAATTGCTTTGTCAGCACATCTGTTGCATGGTTGCCAACAGGATCATGGGAAGCAATAGAAGATAGAACAAGAGTTCCAATACCTGGCGAAGAAGTTGTCCTTGCATTCGATGGTTCTTTCTCCAATGACTCAACTGCACTTGTTGCTTGGTCACTTGGCGGAGAAAAGCCACACTTGAGCGTTGTTGGGTTATGGGAAAAACCTGACGATGCAGAGCAAGGATGGCATGTACCCATTGCAGAAGTTGAACAGACGATCATCGGCTTTGCCCGTGATACTCGATTTGATGTGCGCGAGATTGTTTTCGACCCTGCCCGATGGAACCGAACCTTTATGGTTCTTGATGAAGAAGGACTCCCCGTTCTCGCCTACCCCAACAGCGCAGAGCGAATGGTTCCTGCAACACAAAAATTCTACGAAGGCGTTGTCAATCAATCATTCACTCATGATGGGGATGAGCGCCTTGCAAGGCACATTGCCAACTGTGTCACGAAACAATCATCAAGAGGTGTAATGGTTGCAAAGGCAAGTTCTCGCCGTAAGGTGGATGCCGCCGTTGCTTCAATCTTTGGTTATGACAGAGCCACCCAACCTGCGCCACCAAAGCCACCAACCGCACGATATTTTTCCATTCAAGTCTAAGGAGAGCAATGAACTTCTTGAAGAAGATTGATTATGCACTCATCATTGAGGTCATCGGTGTTTCTTTGGTAACAAGTGGGCTTTGGATGCTTTCCGTACCTGTCGCGTTGATTGCGCTTGGTGGGTTCTTAGTATGGGCGACAGAAAAGGTTGACAAATGAGTTTAAGCAAGAGACTGCGCGGAGCAGGAGAGAAGCGAGCCAACAACAGTCAATGGGTTGAGCCGATCATTCCTGGTCGCCCTGCATACATGGCACCTTCAGGAATTGATGTCAATGCCGACAGCGCGATCCGCATGTCAACAGTTTATGCTTGCGTTCGCCTTCTCGGTGACACAATCAGCTCGTTACCGCTTGGCGCATATGTTCGCCGTGGTCGCGCTCGCATTTCCTATGCAGCAGCATATGGCGAAACTCCATATTGGGTGAACACTCCCAACCCTGAAACATCACGAATTGAATTTTATGAGCAAGTCATTTCATCGTTGAACATTCACGGAAATGCCTTCATATTGACTGTACGCGATGACAACAACGAGGTCGTGGAAGTTTATTGCCTCAACCCTGATGATGTCCGTATTCGCCGTCTGCGCCCTAATGAACCCCTTGTGTACGAGGTTCAGACACGCGATGAGCAGGGTGCATATACTCAAATTCTTACCAAGAATGAAATGCTGCACATCCCATTGTTTAGACTTCCCGGTTCGCACTATGGTCTTGGCCCAATCGCTGCTGCTCGACTAACAATCGGAGCTGCTATGGCAGCCGACACCTATGCAGCAGCGTACTTTGGCAACGCAGCCAACCCAGGCGGAGTTATTGAAGTTCCCGGCGAACTTACAGAAGAGCAAGCACAAGATATTGGGCGCGATTGGAATATCACCCACACAGGCCCTTATCGCGCAGGAAAAATTGGCGTGCTTTCAGGTGGCGCTTCATTCAAGCCTTTGACTTTGAACGCCCAGGATGCCCAGTTGCTAGACACACGCCGGTTCAATGTGGAAGATATTGCACGCTTGTTCCGCGTTCCGATCAGCCTCTTGGGTCATCCCGTTGCAGGTGCGATGTCATTTGCATCCGTTGAAGCACAGAATCTTTCATTTGTTCAGCACTCATTGCGCCCATTGCTTGAGCGTTTAGAGCAATCATTCAGCACTTTACTTCCTGAACCTGACGGATTCATCAAGTTCAACCTTGATGCTTTGCTACGCGGCACAACACTTGAGCGTTATGAAGCCTACACAAAAGGCTTGCGTGAAGGTTTCTTGAGCCTGAACGATGTCCATGCAATGGAAGATATGGCACCGATTGCCGATGGCGACAACTATCGTGTGCCATTGCAAAACATTGATGCAGGTGATGCTAAGGATGTTGGTGTCAAGTTGCGTGCTGAGATCGTTACACAGCTCGTTCAGGTCGGCTATGACCCTGAAGAGGTATTGGCTGCGATTGGATTGCCACCTATGGCACACACAGGCGTTCCTTCAAGTCAGTTGCAACCTATTGCACAGATTGACCCACTTGATCCTGCATCTGCTTATGATGTCCGCGAGGTTCGCAATGAGCAGCCACATATGGTTCTTCAAGTTCCTGAACCAACAGTCAATGTCGCAGCACCTAATGTGACGATTGAACCTGCGATGGTCATGCTTGATTCACCACAGGTCAATGTTGAGGCACCGAATGTCACCGTTGATGCTCCAACTGTCAATGTGACAAATACTATTGAACGCACTCGTGTTCGCAAGAGAATCATCCGCGATGAGAACAACCTCATTGTCGAAGTGATTGAAGAGTTTGTTGAGGGGGATGAATAATGCCAACAGGTTTGAGTTCATATCTTGCAAACAAGTTCCTTGATGCAGTTGGCAACGCCACCGCCTATTCAGCCGCCGATGTCTTTGTGAAATTGCATATTGGCGATCCTGGCGCAAATGGCACAGGCAATCCTGCAACAGAGACAACTCGTCAATCAGTTTCCTTTGGAGCTGCATCAGGTGGCGGATTGACTTCAGATGCAAATGTCTCTTGGACAAACATTGCAGGTTCAGAGGATGCAACATTCTTCACCGCATGGGATAATGCGACAACAGGAAACTTTTTGTTTAGTGGTGCCATCACAGGCAACTCTTACACCGCAGGAGATACCTTCACCATTTCAAGCGGTTCTCTGACAGTATCGCTCACACTAGCGAGCTGACATGGCGCAGTTTGTTCTTGATACCTCTCAACTCGATGTTGATGTTTTAGGGCCGATCACATTTGCAACTGCAAATGCAACTCTTGGTTCTATAAGTGCAAGTGCAACTGCTCGGATTGACAACATTGTTTCGGCAAGCGCACCTCTTGGTGGACTTCTAGCACAGGCAACAATTCCTCAACCTGAAACTGCCGGTGTCGCATCGTTCGGAATGCCGAGTTTTGTTCAACCTAACTTTGTTCTTCCAACACCTGAACCAAAGATTCCAAGCGTGATTCTTGCAGGTGCTTCTGCATCTTTAGGTGTTGTCAGAATAAATGCAGTTTCTCAGATTGATTTTTCCGTACTCAATGACGATGCAGAAGTTCTGCTTCTGATTTAAGGATAAAAATGCCATATTTCATCTCAGATAAACAAAGCGATTGTGCAGGTTGGGCAACTGTCAAAGAAGAAACTGACGGTTCCTACACAACAATTGGTTGCCATGATGACAAGCAAAGTGCAATTGATCAGATGGTTGCAGTCTCTATCTCAGAGGATATGGAACCGGGTGGTGAAATAAACACTCGCGCAGTTGATTTGAGCGTTCCTTCTTTCATTCGTGAAAATGCTCAACGAGGTCTTAAATACCTTGAAGAAGGTTTTGGGGGCGATGGCTTAACTGATGGCACAAAGCGTGAAGCACGCGAAATGGCAGCAGGTCGAATCACCGAAAACAAAGTTCGCAAGATGGCACCCTGGTTCGCTCGCCATCAAGTAGATGGACAAGCACCAAAAAATAGCGATCCTTCAGACCCACAGTACCCAGGCGCAGGACTTGTTGCTTGGTTGTTATGGGGTGGAGATTCCAACTTTTCTGACAGGGCGCAAAATTGGGCGCAACGCAAGATTGATGCGCTCGATGCCGAATCCGATTCAAGGAGCAAAATGAAAAAAATTGAACGCCGCACATTCACCGTGCGAGATGTTGAAGCACGCCAATCCGAAGATGGCACAATGCGCCTTTCAGGATACGCAGCCGTCTTTAATGATTCAAGCGTTCCCCTTCCTTTCAAGGAAAGCATCGCACCGGGAGCCTTTCGCAAGACTTTGATGGAAACACCTGATGTTCGATTGCTTATCAACCACGAAGGTTTGCCATTAGCTCGCACAAAGAATGGCACATTGAAACTGACTGAAGATGATCGCGGTTTGTATATGGATGCAGAGATTGCAGACACATCAGAAGGGCGCGACCTTTACAAGTTAGTTGAGCGCGGAGATGTTGACCAAATGTCTTTTGCTTTCCGTGTGATTCGTCAGAAATGGTCAGATGATAGAAGTCGCCGCGTTCTCACAGAGGTTTCACTCGCAGATGGCGATGTATCAGTCGTCACATATCCTGCTTACCCAACAACGAGTGTTGAAGCACGCGAAGCACTACGAAGTGCCATAGATGCAATCAAGGAAGGCCGTGAAGTCACCGGTGAATCTTTGATCGTCTTGAAAACAATTTTTGATGACTTGAGCGAAGGTCATGAATACATCATGAAAGCCGTTGAAATGATGGCAATGCTCACAGGCGCAGAAGGCGAAATTGAAACAGAGTCACGCGAAAATGTGGGCGATTTTGTTGAATGGGATTCAAGCGGTGGCGTTGCAAAGGGTCGCATTGAAAGAATCCTAGAAGAAGGAACCCTCAACATTCCTGGCACAGACTTCACCATTGAAGCTGAAGAAGATGATGCTGCGGTTTTGATTCGTGTATATGAAGAATTCCGCGATGGCTACCGACCAACAGAAACTTTAGTTGGTCACAAAATGTCTGAACTTCGCTACATCGAAGCGTTGCCTGAACCAACCGAAGAAGAAGGTCGCAAGATTTCTCTTCGCCTAGCAAAAGCGATAATCAATAACACAAAATAAGTTTCTGTCAGCAATCTGACAGATCGAAGTCGGAGCGAGACTCACACCCTGAAAGCGCCGTGAGAAGCATCGCCACCACCTCACTTCCAAAACAACAAACTCACAAGGAGACCAAATGTCATATTTTGACAAAGTAGTTGAGCGCCGTGATGCAGTAAAGGCAGAAATGGATGCAGTTCTTGAAGCAGTCGCTTCAGAGGATCGCACCGACCTTACTGTTGAGGAAACCGAGAAGGTTGATGCTCTCGTAGAAGAGGCACGCTCACTAGATACAAAGATCGAAAAGCTGAAGGCACAAGCAGATGCAGATGCGAAGGCATCTGAGATTCGCTCTTCAGTTGCAGCAGTTGCAACACCACGCGTTGGTGGAACAACAGTCACACGCGAATCACGCACATACTCAGAGCGTTCAGATTCATCATTCTTTAAGGATGCTTACAACGCACAGTTCAAGTCAGACTTCACAGCACAAGATCGTCTTGCTCGCCACATGCGCGAAGAAGAGATCGAGCGCCGCGATGTTGGAACTGCACAGTTCGAAGGTCTTGTAATTCCTCAGTATTTAATTGACCTAGCAGCTCCGCTGGCCCGGGCCGGCCGTCCATTTGCCGATTTCGCAACAAACAAGATGACACTTCCGCCATCTGGCATGACCCTGAATATTTCCCGTATGACAACCGGAAGTTCAACGGCCGTACAAGTTACACAGAATGATGCAGTATCAGAAACTGATGTTGACGATACACTTTTGACTGTGAATGTCCGGACAATCGCCGGCCAGCAGGATCTAAGCCGCCAGGCGATTGAGCGTGGAACAGGCATTGATGTTTTCGTTGCAGCAGACTTGATCAAGTCATGGCACACAACACTTGATTCACAAATCCTAAATGGTGCAGGTACAGCCGGCACAATCAAGGGCCTTCGTGCATCAGGCGGAAACGCAATCACATTCACATCAACAGCACCAACAGTTGGTTTGCTATATCCAAAGCTCGCAGATGCGATCCAACAGATTCAGACAAACTCATTCACAAACCCAACACATTTCATAATGCATCCGCGGAGATTAGCTTTCTTGCTGGCCGCAGTTGACAGCACAAACCGTCCATTGGTTGTGCCAGCCGCTAACGGCCCAATGAATGCAGCAGGTGTTGGAACAGGTGGTTCTGCATATGGAAACTCCGGTTATCAGATGATGGGTCTCCCAATCATTACTGATGCAAACATCGGAACAACATACGGAACAACAACAAATCAGGATGAAATCTATGTTGTCAACGCAGGTGAATCTCACCTTTGGGAACAACCAGGATCACCATTCACACTTCGTTACGATGCAACAGGCGCAGGAAACTTGACAATCAAGACTGTCGTATACGGCTACGCAGCGTATACCGCAGAAAGATACCCTCTAGCAGCCTCAATCATCTCAGGAACCGGATTGTCGGCACCTAGCTTCTAAAGATAGAAGCATCAACCTTCTAATCTGAAGGTTCTTTAATAGTGTGAAGAGTGGGTAGGCTCCCCCCGACTTACCCACTCTTCACCTCTAAGATTCGGGGGAATCAAATGAAAACAGGTCACACAGTCACAATCGGGTCTTGCGACCCAGGAATGGTCAACGGCGCTTTTGCGTACAGACTCATTCAACTTTCAGGAGCTAGAAATTCAAGACTCGGCCCATTCGTGCGAGTCAAAGGTTCAGGGTTATTGTCAAAGCAACGCAATCGTGTTGTGAAACAATTTTTAGAAATGACCGATTCCGATTGGTTGTTGATGCTTGATAGCGATGAGCAACTTTCAGTTGAAGCATTTGATGCCCTATGCGACACCGCACACGACAAAGAACGCCCTGTTGTTGCAGGTTTAGTCTTTGCAGGTTTCGGTGTTCCCGGCAAAACCTATCCAAAACCCGTTCCTGCAATCTTTCAGGATTCACCACAAGGATTCTTGCCCTTGTATAAATATGACAAGAACTCAGTTTTTGAAATAGATGCAGCAGGTACAGGCTGCTTAATGATTCACAGAAGCGTGTTGGAAAAGATGCGCGAGGTTGCAGACCCAAATCAAGGCAAAGATTGGTGTTGGTTTTGGGATGGGCCTGTCAACGGAGAATGGATTGGTGAGGATTTACTTTTCTCACGCAGAATCAAATCACTTGGTTATCCAATCCATGTGAACACTTCAGTAATACTTCCGCATCAAAAGTCATTTTGGTTAGATGAAAGTCATCACGAAGCATGGAAAGACTAAAGAAACTTCTTCGCAGAAAGCCGAAAGAAACGGCAACTGCGGAGCCACAATTAGAACGAGCAATCCTGCCGAAAGCAGAAAAGAGGATAAAGCGTGGCGATCACTAACGGTTACTCCACACTTGCCGAGTTGAAGGCAGCATTGACAATCAGCGATTCAACAGATGATGCAGCTCTTGAAGCGGCCATCAATGCAGTAAGTCGAATGATTGATGATTACACAGGGCGATTCTTTTACAAAGACGGAACAACACAAGCACCCGTTGCTCGTTACTACACCGCCCTTGATCCGTGGACAATGAATGTTGATGACATCACCACAATCACGCAGATTGCGACAGATGACAACTTCAATCAGCTTTGGGATACCGTGTGGTCAACAAGTGATTTCATGGTTGAACCCATCAACAACCCACGCAGAGGGTGGCCTTTCACACGAATCCTTGCAATAGGTCGTTATGTATGGCCTTACTATTTACCACAGGCTTGCAAAATCACAGGTGTGTGGGGTTGGAGCGCGGTGCCTTATGAGGTGCAATCTGCTTGCTTGATTCAATCTTCACGCATCTTTGTGCGCCGTCAGTCACCATTTGGAATTGCAGGAACACCTGAACTTGGAACTGTGCGATTGACTTCACGACTTGATCCTGATGTTGAAGCATTACTTCGACCTTTCCGCAAGAACAATGGGTTGGCTAAGTAATGAATCCAAGTCAAGTTCGAGATGGTTTGAAAACAAGACTGCAAACAATTACAGGCTTGCGAGCCTATGATTTAATCCCTGACACAGTTGTGCCGCCTTGTGCGGTTGTAGGGCAATTAGATTTCACATTCGACATTGACAATGCTCGCGGTCTTGACCAAGCGCAGGTTGATGTCCTTGTGATTGTGCAACGCTTTTCAGAGCGTGCTGGACAGGACAAACTTGATGCATACCTTGCAGGATCAGGTGCAAGTTCTATCAAAGCAGCAATTGAAGGTGATCGCACTCTTGGGGGAACCGTCAACACTTTGCGAGTTACAGGTGCCGAAGCAGGTACTTATGAATCACAAGGTATTCAATTTCTTTCCTACCGTTACAGAATCACGATTTGGGGATAAGGAGAACAAATGGCATACATCGTCATCTCAGATCGAGAGGTCTGTGGCAAGAAGAAGGGTGAATCACTCACCGACAAAGAACTTGTTGATGCAGGAGTAAGCGCACAAGCACTCATTTTTGCAAATCACATCAAGGCAAGCAATACAGCACAACCATCCATCAAACCAGCAACAGAAGGAGTGACCAACTAATGGCACGCATCGTTCTTACAAACGCCTATATCTCTGTTGGTGGAGTAGATTTGAGCGACCTAGTCAGCTCAGTCTCACTCGCATCAACATTTGATGTTGTCGAAACCTCAGCATTTTCATCATCAGCAACAAAGACTCGCGTGGCAGGTCTTGCAGACAATTCAATCACTCTTGAATTTCATCAGGATTACGCAACAGGCGAAGTTGAACAAACAATTTATCCATTACTTGGAACAGTTGCAGCAGTAATTGTGAAGCCAAATGGTGCATCAACAAGCGCATTCAATCCTTCATATTCCTGCAACGCCGTTATCTCCGAATGGACTCCGGTTTCCGGAGCCGTGGGAGAGCTGGCCAGCGCAAGTGTGTCCTGGCCCGTAACAGGCGCAATCACTAAGGCGGTTGTGTAATGGCTAGAATAGTTCTTACGAATTGCTATGTGCTTTTTGGATCAACCGATCTGAGTGACCATGTTAGTTCAATCTCATTGAGTTCGACTTATGACATCGTTGAGACCACGGCGTTCGGGCAAACAGCAAAGACTCGTGTTGCAGGTCTTGCAGATAATTCTGTTACATTTGAATTTCATCAGGATTATGCAACTTCAAGTGTGGAGCAGACAATTTATCCATTACTTGGAACAGCGGTTAATGTTACAGTTAAGCCTGTTAATGCAGCAACAAGCCCAATCAATCCTCAATACGCTTTTTCAACACTTATATCAGAATGGACACCGTTGAATGGTGCCGTTGGTGAGTTGGCCACGGTAAGTTCGTCCTTTCCTATCAGCGGCCCAATTACAAAAACAACAAGTTAATCAAACAAGGGGGAAATAAATGGATGGATTATGTATCAAGATCGTAACAACTGATGACTTGGAAAAGGTGTATTCACTTCGACCACGCATCATTGTGGACTTTGAACAAAAATATAACAAAGGACTTGCCAAGTTAATTGGGGATGAGCAGAAACTAGAACACATCTACTTTTTGGCTTGGTTAGCTTTGAAGCACAACGGAAATGTAGTGAAGCCATTCGGTGGAGATTTCCTTGATACTCTCAAGGAAGTTTCATTGGTCGTTGACCCAAATTCCGAATCCACAGAGATAGCCTGACTTATTCAATAGCAGCAATTTCTGTGGAGACAGGTTTATCTCCAACCGATTTGCTTGATGCTCCCGATGGGATACTTGAGGCAATAGTCATATACATGAAAGAACGAGCGAAGGCGCGAAGCAAGTAATGGCGGAAATCAATTACAGGATCGAGATGCAAGGGTTAACCGAAAACATCATCGCCCTTGAACGCTTCGCGCCTGACCTCAAAAGAGAATTGAATAAAGAAATTCGTGGCATTCTTGCACCGATTGTTCTTGAGGCAAAAGGCTACCTTCCAAGCAATGATCAAATCCATCCTTCAGGATGGCAAAAAGGCGGCTTCAAACGCTTCAATGGTATCGGCCCGTTATCGCCGGATCAAACTCGCGGTTTTATTGCCTACGATGCCGAACGAGCTAAAGCAGGAATCAAACAAACTGCCGCAACCACGAAAAAAGATGGCAGCGGTTTTCGCAACACTTACGGAGTCATTCAGCGTGACCCAGGTGGTGCAATCTTTGAAACAGCAGGTCGTGGAAGTGGGGCATCACGCTCACGAAGCAAGACAAGCCGTTCACGGAATCCACAGGCTTCTCAACACTTTATTGGTGTGATTCAAAGAGAGCATGGTGTTTTGCCAACTGCTCGTGGCGATGGCAAAGATAAAGGTCGCGCACTTATTCGCGCAGTTGATAACAATAGATATAAAGCATTGCAAGGAATTAAAGAAGCCGTTGACAGAGCCTCTGAAAAAGCACAGAGGCGTGTTGATGCCATAGTCGGTTTTAGAGAGGTGTAAATCGTGTCAATTGTCGAGCGCATAGTCACCGTCTATAATGACAAAGGTTCAAAGCAAGCGGTCAAAGACCTCAAGAGTCTTGAGAAAAAGTTTGTTGATTCAGGAAAGAAAATTGGACAAGCCTTTGCAGTTGCCACAGTTGCCGTGGGTGCATTTGCAGTCAAAGTCGGCGTGGATGCCGTCAAGGGTGCAATTGAAGATCAGAAGCAACAAGCAGCATTGGCAACAGCCCTTCGCAACACAACAGGTGCAACCGATGGTGCTATTGCTGCAACGACTGCATATTTGGATCAACTTGAACTGCTTGTCGGTGTTGACAATAATCAACTGATTCCTTCACTTCAGATTTTGACAACAGCAACAAGAGATGTTGCACAGGCTCAATCCTTACAGGCTTTAGCACTTGATATTTCAGCCGGTGCATCAAAAGATTTGGGAGCTGTTTCTGTAGCACTTGCAAGGGCGCTTGGCGGAAATATCGGCGCACTCACAAGACTAGGCGTTCCACTTGATGCAAACGCTGTCAAGGCAAAAGACCTTAATGCAATTTTGACAACACTAAGCGCAACATTTGAAGGACAGGCAGAAAAGCGTGCTGAAACTTTAGAGTTTGGCTTGATAAAACTTCAATTGGCTTTTAATCAAATTGCAGATCAAGTTGGTTATGCACTCCTTCCAATTATTAAAGAATTTGCCAATTACATCATTACAAATGTTTTGCCAGTAATTCAATCTTGGGTTGACTTAAACAAAGATAAATTGGCAAGTGGCTTAAAAACTGTTACAGAAAACACTATTGCACTCAGCAAGGCAGTCTTTGGTTTTGTAGAGTTTATTTCACGCAATCTTACAACCATCAAAATCTTTGCATCTGTTGTAGCAGGAATTTTTGTTGCTTCAAAGGTTTATGCCTTTGCAACTGCTATTGGTTTGCTAATTCCAACACTTACTGCATTTACTGCGGCAGCAGGTTCAGCAGGTATTGCAGGGGCATTGTTGACAGGCGGATTTTCAGCAGGTGCCGCCGCCGCAGCTCTTGGAGCCTTTGCAGTTACCGCTGGCACTATTGGTGTTTTGTTTGCCGCTTCTGCTAAAAATGCAAAGCAAGCAACAAAGGCATACAAAGGTGTCGAAGATATTTCTTCAAAACTCGGTGCAACAACACAAGGCTTAAATAAAGTTATTGCTGCAAACACAAAAGTTACATTTGATAGCGCTGGTGGGGTCAAAGAACTCACCGCTGCTGAAAAGAAGTTGGCAGAGGCTCGTGCTGCAATCAAAAAAGCAGGGTTGGACAAGTTCGGCATCAAGAATGTTTCAGATACCGACCCAATTCAACTTGAAGCAGCACGCCTAAACCTTGTTAAGCAAAACAACCTTGAAGAACTAAAGAAGGTTGAAGCCTTGATGAAGTCTGCCGAGGCGCAGATGAAGGTCAATGCAAACGCGCAAAAGTATGCAGACATTCTCGTGGCACTTGCAGACAACAAGATCAGCCCTGATGAAATCGGCATACTTGCAGCCAAATGGGGTATGACTGTTCCGGCAGTTACTAATTATCTTGCAACTCTATTGATTGTCAAAGATCAAAAGATTGATGATTCTGAAGTTGCACTCTTAGCAGCAGCATGGGGCATCTCTAAAGAGGCAGCACAGAAGTACCTTGATTTTTACGCAGCACTCAACGATGGCAAACTCAGCGATGAAGAGATCAAGAAACTTCAAGACAAGTGGAACTTAACTTACAAAGAAGTTCAACAATATGCAGACTTTGTTGGAAAATTAGACGACTTCACTCTTTCAGATGAAGAAATCAAAAAACTTCAAGACCGATGGGGTCTAACAACAGCCGAAGTTGTTGCTTACACAAAGCAAATCGGCCTTCCTGTTTCATATTCAGGAACTCTCATTACACCGGCAGATGCAGCAGCGGCAGGTTGGAACAATGCAAACGCAGCACTTACCGCTTACATCACACAGCTTGACACAGCGATCACAAAATCGGCAGCAGCCAACGCCGCCGCCGTTGCCGCCTTTGCAGCAACACAAACGGCAATTGCAGGGGCAGAGGCAGCAACATCAGCAGCCAATGCATCCATTGCAGCATCAAATGCGGCAGCAGCAGCAGCAGGTGCAGCAGCATTGGCAGCAGCTCAAGAAGCAGAAGCAATTCTTGAAGCAGCAGAAGCAGCGGCAGCCTTAGCAGATGCACTTTCAGGTTTAACTCAAGCCGAAAAAGATGCACTTGCTGCTGAAGCGGCTGCCAACGGAGCAGCAGTAACTGGCGGTTCAGACGGGCCAAAATTCAATCCACCTGGCGGCGATATGATCGCTCTTGCAAAGGGCGGAATCGTGACATCACCTACGATGGCATTGATCGGTGAGGCTGGCCCTGAAGCGGTGATTCCACTTTCACGCGGTGGCGGATTTGGTGGCGGAATCACCATCAATATCAGCAATGCAGGATCGGTGATTGCAGAGGCAGACCTTGTTTCAAGCATTCGCAATGCACTCCTTCAGGCTCAAAATCAAGGGCAAGTGATTACAAAGTCAGCGGTGGCCATCTAATGGCTCTGCCTTCGCTTGGAGTTTCAGTTGACTTTGCCAACGGCCCTGCCTTCGGCAACCCACTTATTCTTGGAGATGCTTCAACGCCGCTTGGCGTGGGCATCTTGGCAGATACGGCATCTGATGTTGTAGATGTTTCAGACATCACCCTTCGCGCATCTATTCGCAGAGGTCGAAATCGCATCCTGAACAAGTTTGAAGCAGGAAGTGCCACAGTCATTCTTGAAGATACAAACGGCGATTGGGTGCCAACCAATACCTCATCTCCCTATTACGGCAAACTTGTACCTCTTCGCAAAATCCGCATTTGGGCAGATTACAACTCAGTTCGCTACTATCTTTTTTCAGGTTATGTCACGAGCTATGACACAAACTTCAAAGTCGGAGTTGAAGATATTTCAAGCGTGACTTTGCAATGCGTGGATGCCTTCCGCCTGTTTTCCAATGTTGCCATTTCAACGGTGGCAGGAACTTCAGCAGGGCAGACAACAGGTGCGCGAATGAACAACCTGCTTGATGTGCCAACCTTTCCAACCTCAATGCGAGTAATTGACACAGGCGACAGCACCGTTCAGGCAGACCCAGGCACCGAGCGCGACCTGCTCAATGCTTTGCAGACAATTGAAAACAGCGAATTTGGCGGCTTCTTTATTGACCCCGAAGGCAACGCTACATTTCTTTCACGCGATACCGTTGCTCAAAAGGCAGATCAGACGGCAACAGATTTTGCAGATGACGGCACAGGAATCTCATATCAGGCAATTGACTTTGCCTATGACGACACCCTGATCTTCAATAGTGTCACCGTCAACCGCGAAGGCGGTATTGCTCAAACTGTGCAGGATACAAGCAGCATCGAAACCTACTTTATCCACTCAGGAAAGCGCGAAGGATTGCTTGTTGAGACCGATGCCGAGTCTTTGGAACAGGCAAACATGATCCTTCAATCACGCAAAGATGCGGTTTTCCGCATTGACTCCATTGGGCTGAACTTGGCAGATGACACCGAGACGGCTCGAATTCAGGCAGGGTTGGAATTAGACATCTTCGACTTGGTGGACATTACGAAGTCAACCCCTGGCGCAGGAAGTGTCACCCTTGAACTCTTCGTTCAGGGAGTTCAGCACGACATCACGACCAACACTTGGACAACAAAATTGTTCACCGCAGAGCCTATAATTCAGGCATTCATTTTAGATTCAGCAACACAAGGAACTTTGGATGGCGCAAACTCTGTGCTTTCCTACTGATTAAGGAGCAACAATGGCAGGAGCAGGATACAAGCTATTTAACACAGGCGATGTTTTAACAGCCGCCCAGGTAAATACTTATTTGATGCAACAGAGCGTGATGGTCTTTGCAGATTCAGCAGCTCGAACAACAGCCCTGTCAGGCGTACTTGCCGAGGGGATGCTTTCATACCTTCAAGACACCAACGCGGTTGAGAAGTATGACGGATCAGCATGGGTTGCAATTGCAGCAGGTGACATCGAAGGCGTAACAGCAGGAACAGGCTTATCAGGTGGCGGAACTTCAGGCACCGTGACACTTTCTATCGCTTCAGCGCAGTCAGATTTGGTCATCAAAGGCTTTGAAGAAGATGTCAATGTTGTGGCATCGGCTGCAACAGGCACAATCAACTTTGATGTTTCAACTGCATCGGTGTGGTATTACACGACCAATGCCACCGCAAACCACACGCTGAACTTCCGCTACGATGGTTCAAACTCTCTTAGCTCAAAGTTGGCAGTCGGCGATGCAATCACCCTTGTATGGCTTAACACCAACGGAGCAACGGCGTATTATCCAAATGTGATTCAGATTGACGGAAGCGCGGTCACTCCAAAGGTGCCAGCCGCAATCAGCGCAGGAAATGCTTCTTCAATTGATGCGTATGTGTTCACAATCATCAAGACGGCAGCAACCCCAACATACACAGTTCTTGAAACACAAACGAAGTTTGCATAAGGGGATTTAATGTCACCGATCAGTTCAACATTGGCAAACGCCTCTGCCTATGGCTATCGAACCCTTGCAGCGGCGGCAGCAGGGGCTTACGAGTCTATTGCTACTATAACGACGTCAGGCGTTGTTGGAGCAGTGAGTTTTGGCCCAGGTATTTCACAAACTTATGCATCATTGCAACTTAGAATATCTGCTAGATCAAATTCTTCTGGTACTGGAAACTCAGCTTTGTATGTAAATTTTGGTGGAAGTTCTACATCGTATGCTTATCACGCATTAAACGGCGATGGTTCAAGCGCAACCGCTTCAGGCACAGCAAGCACATCAGATGCTTATTTAGGTTTAATCCCTAACAATGGAAACACTAGCGGCATTTTTGGCACAATCATTATTGACATCCACGATTATGCAAGTACGACTAAGTTTAAGACTGTGCGTGCTTTCGGCGGTTTTGATACAAATGGAACAGGTAACGCCCGTTTGACTTCTGCACTTTGGCAAAGCACAACTGCTATTGGTTCTGGAGGCAATTATATAGATATTTTTGCTGTGGGTGGATTTATTGCAGATTCAACCTTTGCACTATACGGAATTAAGGGAGCGTAAATGCCAGCAACATACGAGCCAATCGCTACCACGACTTTAGGAAGTGAAGCATCATCTATTGTGTTTTCAAGTATTCCTGCAACTTATACAGATTTAAGACTCGTTATGGTTGGCATCAAACCAAGCGCAACCAACTCAGCTCCAAGAGTTCAATTTAATACTGATACTGGTTCTTCTACAAATTATTCATATACTCAAATTCAAGGAAATGGAAGCGCTGCATCAAGTGCCGCTGCGACCAATGATGGTGGAATACCATTGATAATCTTTGACGCTTTGGTTTCAACAACACCAAAACTTGGAACTTTAGATATATTGAATTACAGAGGAAGCACAAACAAAACCTGTCTGAATTTTGAATCATCAGACAGAAATGGAAGTGGTCGTGTTGTCCTTGCTGTTGGTATGTGGCGAAATACAGCCGCAATCACAACAATCACGATAAATGATAACAGCTCACGCAATTTTGGCGTAGGTACAACAGCCACACTATACGGAATCTTGAGGGCTTAACTATGCCAGTTACATACACACTTATCGCAAGCAATGTACTTAGCACTACCGCTGCAAGCGTGACCTTTTCTGCTATTCCTGCCACTTATACTGACTTGGTGTTGAGACTATCTACTCGGACTAATAGAACAAGTGCTAATTTACAAAGATTATTTATGAAGTTTAATGGCGATGGAACAACGACAAAGTATTCATTTACAGATGTTTCAAGAAGTGGAACAAGCCCTGCATCTTTTAGACTTGCAAATACTGAAGAGATTTGGAATGGCTACACACAGGCAACTGACTCAACCTCAAACACTTTTGCCAATACAGAGATTTACATTCCTAATTATGCAAGTTCAGTAAATAAGCCTTTATCTGCTTTTGCTTGTCCTGAAGATAATGTTAGTGGTTACATGGACGGAGCAGTCACTGCCGTTGCTGGTTTATACAGCGAAACCGCTGCAATCACTAGTGTTACTTTTCTGTTACCAACAGGTAGCTTCGTCTCAGGTTCATCTTTCTATCTATACGGCATCAAGAACTCATAAGGAGCAACAATGACAACAGCAATCGAAGTAAACTGCACTACAGGCGAGGTCACAGAGCGCCCATTGACTGCCGAAGAGATCGCAGCAAATGAAGCAGCACAGGCACAGGCAGCAGCCGATGCCCTAGCCGCACAAGAAGCGGCAGCGGCAAAGGCGGCAGCCAAAGCAAGCGCCGAAGGCAAACTTGCAGCACTCGGTCTCACCGCCGATGAAGTTGCAGCTCTTCTAGGCTAACCCTTCCCCATCCCCAATCAAGGAGCAACATGGCCTCATCAAAACAATTACTCGTCACCTCAACTGCTCAGATTCTTATTGAATCCTACGGTGAGAACCGCCGAGTCCTTCTGACAAATAGCAACGATCATCCCTGCTATCTTGGCGGAGCCGATGTCACTTCTAGCACAGGAATGCTCTTTCAGAAAGACACAAGCCTTGATTTCCTTGTTCCCATCAAAAGCGTGATTTATGCCGTGGCAAATGGCAACAACACCACGACTGTATCTGTTCTCTACTTGGAGCCATAAGATGACAGTTCAAGATTGGGCAGCACTCACAGTTTCTCTTTTGACAATCGGTGGAGCATTCCTTGCCATCACCCGATGGCTTGTCAAGCATTATCTGAATGAGTTGAAGCCAAATGGCGGATCAAGCATGAAAGATTCAGTTGCACGATTGGAGCGACAAGTTGAAGAGATTTATCGCATCCTTCTTGCTCGCAATAACTCTTAGCGGTTGCAGTTATCAGGGTTGGGTTCGATACCCTTGCCAAGAGTTTGAAAATTGGGAAAAACCTGAATGCAACAAACCGCAATGCGAAATCACAGGAACTTGCACCTCTGACCTACTTCCGGAGATATTTGATGAAACGCCCTGATCGATACACACCTGAAGAATTACACGCTCGACTTGTTGTGAGCATCGGAATCATCCTTGCAATTGTCTTTGCAGGATCAGTATTTGCGCTCCTTTGGGCATTGGTATTTGTAACTCAACCAATGAAACAAGCACCCAACGATGCAGCCTTCATTGATCTAGTTGCAACATTGACGGTCTTTCTCACAGGAACTTTGGCAGGGATAGTCTCTGCAAATGGACTCAAATCAAAAGCAAAACAAGGGGAAAATAATGTCAGTTCAGCTCAATAACTTTCTCAATGCAGCACGAGGCGAAGAAGGCTTTATTGAAGGCCCTGCCGAAAATCAAACTCACTATCAAAAGGCAAACCAACCGTGGTGCGGAGCCTTTGTCAATTGGTGTGCAAAACAAGCCAAAGTGACCTCAATTCCCAATTGCACATTTACACCATCAGGGGCAGAGGCGTTCCAAGCAAAAGGCAAATGGCAAGATGCCGAAATTGCCACGCCAATGCCAGGTGATATCGCCTTCTTTGATTTCCCAGGAGATAATGTCAACCGAATCTCTCATGTTGGCATCGTCTTGCAGGTTCGAGATGATGGAACTGTCGTGACAATTGAAGGCAACACGGCACCTGATAAAAAGGGCGATCAGCGCAATGGCGGTCAAGTTTGCCGTAAGGTTCGCGCCTATAAGAAGAACAATCGTGGGAAACTAAAGACATCCTTGCCCGTGTTCATCGTT